AAATAAAAGTAGATGTTATTTTAAATGACGCTGACTCTTCTAATGATGTGTATTTAATCAAAAATGCACCAATAATTAACGGACAAGCACTACAAGTCATAGATGGTGGGGCAAAATATGTCGTAAAAAGTGGCGATGTATTAAAAGTGGTATCTGATACTGCAAGCTCATGTGATGTAATAGTAAGTGTAGTGGATGCAATCTCGGAGTAGTAAATGCCTTATATAGGAAATAGTATAAAACAAGTAATAACACCGACAACAGAAACTAAATTTGAAGAATTAGAAGCCATATCATTGGATAGTTCTGCTGTCAAAACAATTGATTTAGCACAGGCCGAGGTATCAGTAAATGATAATCCAGTAGATCATTTTGGAGTTTCTCTAAATGAAACTAAATTTGATTTACAACACAAGAAATTTAGAAAATTAGACATGTCAACAATCGAGGCTCAGATAGGAGTAGTAGATTTCGGGTTTGTTCCAAGTGTATAAATATTATAAATAGTATAAGTTTTGTAAGTAAAGGGAGATAGAATAATGCCAACAATATTACAATTAAGAAGAGGGACTGCTGCTCAAAACGCCGCCTATACAGGTTCAGTCGGTGAGTTAACGGTAGATACAGAAAACTCTATATTACGACTACACGATGGTTCGACAGCAGGTGGTTCCGCGGTTGGTAGTTCAGGTATCACACCTACATTTGGTAATGTAAAAATTGGGGTTACGGCCGCAGGTGAGATTGATACTTCATCAGGAAATTTAACAATAGATTCAGCAGGTGGAACGGTAACGATTGACGACAACTTAACCGTATCAGGAAACTTAACGGTTTCAGGAACAACTACAACCGTAGATTCAACAACGGTAAATATTCAAAACGCTTTCGTATTTGAAGGCGCTTCAGCTGATGACCACGAAACAACTTTAACAACTATTGATCCTACGGCAGATAGAACAATTAAATTGCCAAATGTATCAGGAACAATACCTGTGTTAGCTGCAGAAAGTTCAACACAGATTACTGCTACACCAGCAGAATTAAATATTTTAGATGGCGTCACAGCGACTGCTACAGAAATTAATTTAATAGATGGTGGCACAACGCCAGGCACAACTGCTGTTGCAGGTGGCGATGGTTTAATTACAAACGACAATGGCACAATGCAACAAACAACGGTTGATACTTTTGATACCTACTTTGCTGCTACAACAAAAACCCTTACAAACAAAACTTTAACAAGTCCTGTAATTAACACATCTGTTTCAGGTTCTGCTATTAAAGATGAAGACGACATGTCATCAAATAGTGCAACTGCTTTAGCAACTCAACAATCAATTAAAGCATATGTAGATACACAACTGACTGCTGAAGATTTAGACTTTCAAGCAGATTCAGGTGGTGCATTATCAATTGATTTAGATTCTGAAACAATGACCTTTACTGGTGGAACTGGTATAGATACATCTGGTTCAGGCAACACGGTAACATTTGCTATCGATTCAACGGTTGCGACACTAACAGGATCACAAACTTTAACTAACAAAACTATCGCATTAGGAAGTAATACGGTATCAGGAACAACTTCACAATTCAATAGTGCATTATCAGATGGTTCATTTGCTACATTAGCAGGAACAGAAACACTAACTAATAAAACAATTAGTGGTGCTGATAACACATTATCAAACATTGGTAATTCTTCATTAAGTAATTCAACTATTACGGTTTCAGATGGATCAAATTCAACTGCAACTGCATTAGGTGGAACAATTACTTTTGCAGGAACTACTAACGAGGTTGAAGTATCAGAAAGTTCAGGAACTATTACCGTCGGATTACCAAACAATGTGACGATCTCTGGTAACCTAACCGTATCTGGTGATACGACTACGGTTAATACTGCTACATTGGCAGTAGAAGATCCACTAATTAATCTTGCAACAGGTAATGATTCAAGTGACGCTGTTGATATAGGTTTCTATGGATTATACGACACATCTGGATCGCAAGATTTATATGCTGGTATGTTCAGGGATGCTAATGATGGTAAGTTTAAATTGTTTAAAGACAATCAGGCTGCACCTACAACAACGGTAAATACTAGTGGAACTGGTTACGCTGTTGCTACACTTGTTGCAAATATAGAGGCAACAACTGCTACATTGGGTGGTTCTGATATAATTTCAACAGACAACACAAAGACTCTTACAAACAAGACTATCGTTGCAGGTAATAATACTATTTCAGGCATTACTTCATCAATGTTTTCAAGTGCTGTGACTTTACAGATACTTGATTCTGGTGGAACTGCTGTTAAGACAATTATTGGTAACGCAAGTTAATAACAATATCTATCTTATAAATAGTAAGAAAGGATAGATATGGCCAACCCAGCAAGTAGAGAACAATTAAAACAATACGCATTACGAATATTAGGTAAGCCTGTTATTGAAATAAATGTAGATGATGATCAACTAGAAGACAGACTAGACGAGGCACTTCAATATTTTGCACAATATCACTATGATGGCGTTGAGAGAACATATCTAAAATATCAGGTAACACAGGCAGATGTAGATAGAATGACTACGGATGTCGAACCACAGACATCATCAAAAACTGCAAGTAAGGTAGTCAATAATTTTACAGGCGATGGATCAACAAGTGTCTTTACATTAGGCACAGCTGCTGATAACGCAGCCGCATTAACGGTTAAACTTGACGGAACAGCAATAACTGCCTTTACGGTTTCAGGCACAACTTTAACAATGACTGAAGGTGCTGTGCCAAATAATGTTGCAATAGAAGTCACAATACAGAATACGGTTTCAACACCTTGGAAAGAACAACCTAATTATATCATTTGTCCTGAACCTGTATTAGCAGTCAACAGAATTTTCCCATTATCAAATAGAGGTAATCAAAACTTATTTGATATTAGATACCAGTTAAGATTAAATGACTTGTATGATTTTTCATCTACAAGTATTATACATTATGATATGGTATTAAGACATTTAGATTTTTTAGATCACATACTAGTCGGTGAAAAACCTACTAGATTTAATCAATACAATAACAGACTATACATTGATATGGACTGGAAGAATGATATATCAGTAGGTGAATATCTTGTTATTGAGTGTTATAGAAAATTAGATCCTGAAACAATGACCGATGTATATAACGACATATATTTAAAAAGATATGTGACGGCCTTATTTAAAAGACAATGGGGTGCCAATCTTTCTAAATTTAATGGGGTCACAATGTTAGGTGGGGTCACACTAAACGGACAACAAATATTCCAAGAAGCACAAGAAGATATTAGAAAACTAGAAGAAGAAATAAGAGGCACTTACGAAACGCCAGTCACTTATATGATAGGATAAAACTATGCCAGTTAACCACTACTTTCAATCGGGAAATGGTATAGGCCAAGATAGAGATAGTGAGAAACTTTTATATGAAGACCTTATCATAGAAAGTCTTAAAATCTACGGCCTAGATAATTTCTATTTACCGAGAACATTAGTCAATAAAGATTTAGTATTAGGAGAAGATACTTTATCTAAATTTGATAATTCATATATGTTAGAAATGTATATGGAAACAACTGAAGGTTTCCAAGGTGAACAAGAATTAGTATCTAAATTTGGTTTAGAGATAAGAGAAGATACAACATTTGTCATTGCAAAACGAAGATGGCAATATCAAGTAGATAACAAGGCAACAACAATCGTATCAGGTAGACCAAACGAAGGCGATATAATCTATGTGCCTTTGATGAATAGTTTTTTTGAGATACAATTTGTTGAAGATCAGGAACCATTCTTTCAATTAGGTAATTTACCAGTTTATAAATTGCGTTGCACTAGATGGGAATATTCTAGTGAGAAACTTAATACAGGCAGACCAACAATTGATGTTGCTGAAGATAGATTATCAATTGATCAATTACAAAGTCAACTTGTTCAGGAAGATGGCACAGGTATTCTATTAGAAGACTCTGATCTAGTATTAAAAAATTACAATTATGTGATGTTAGAGTCTTTTCAACCTATTAATCTTGCAACACAAACAAGAGATTACGCTGATAATGCCACATATGAATCAGACGCAGGTTTTGGCACAGCGTCAACCGATGATGATATATTAGACTTTACAGAAAGAAACCCTTTTGGTGAAGTAGATGAGGAGAGTTTATAATGTTCGGCAGAAGGTTTTACCATGAAAGTTTAAGAAAAGTCGTTGTTGCATTTGGCACAATCTTTAATAATATTATAATTCATAGAACAGACGCAGATGGTTCTGTATTACAAAGATTAAAAGTGCCACTATCATATTCGCCTAAAGAAAAGTTTTTAGTTAGATTAGAACAACAACCTAACCTAGATCAAAGAGAAATGGCAATCTCATTACCTCGTATGGGTTTTGAAATATCAGGTATCAGTTATGATCCTAGTAGAAAACTAACAAGAATAGGTAAATTAAAAAAGACACATGCTACAGATACAGGCACACAATACTTTCAATATAATCCTGTGCCTTACAATATAAGTTTTAATTTATACTCATTTACAGCAACTGCTGAAGGTGGTCTACAAATTATAGAACAAATTTTACCTTACTTTCAACCTGATTATACGGTTACAATAAATGCAATACCAGAGATGGGAATAAAACGAGATGTTCCGATAACACTAAATAGTGTTAATTATGAGGACACTTATGATGGTGCATTTACAACAAGACGAGCAGTAAATTACACTTTAGGATTTACAGCAAAAACTTACTTGTATGGACCATTACATAGTTCAAAAGTAATTAAAGAAACACAAACAGATATGTTTGTTGATACTGCTAGTGGAATGACTAGAGAAGAAAGAATTGTTGTAGTGCCTAATCCTACAACTGCTGACGCAGATGATGATTTTGGTTTTACAACTACTATAACAACGCATACGGATTCAAAGACTTATAATCCTGCAACTGATAGTGATGAATAATTATGAGCATAGACGACAAAATAAACGAAGCCCTAGGTATCACACCTAATAAGCCTGCAACTAAACAGGTCGTCAAAAAAGAATTTACGCCACCTGTTCCTAGACTTGAAGATAAGAACAAAGAAGATTTAGAGAACGATCACAAATACAGCAGAGAAAATTATTACAATCTTATAGAAAGAGGACAAGACGCAATACAAGGCATACTTGATATTGCACAAGAAAGTCAACACCCTAGAGCATATGAAGTAGCAGGTAATTTAATTAAACAAGTCGCTGATACGGTTGATAAATTACAAGACTTAAATAAAAAATTAAAAGACCTAAAAGATGTGCCTAATAAAACAAATACAAATATCAAACAAGCACTATTTGTAGGTTCATCAAAAGATTTACATGCTTTGTTAAAAAACAAAAATAAAAATGTGACGCCTGAAGAAGATAAGGACTTTGATAAATGAATGAAAACTATCTAGGTAATCCTAATTTATTTAAAGCAAATACAAAGATAGAATACACCGAAGATCAAATAAGAGAGATTGCAAAGTGTATGGAAGATCCTGTATATTTTATACAAAACTATATTAAGATTGTTAATATTGATGAAGGTCTAGTGCCTTTTAACATGTATAAGTTTCAGGAAAAGATGGTTCATACATTTCATAATAATCGTTTTTCTATTTGTAAATTACCTAGACAATCAGGTAAATCAACTACAATCATTGCATATCTATTACATCAAGTCGTATTTAACGATAATATAAATGTGGCCATACTTGCAAACAAATCATCTACTGCTAGAGATTTATTAGGCAGATTACAACTTGCATATGAAAACTTACCTAAATGGTTACAACAAGGTGTATTAAACTGGAACAAAGGTTCTTTAGAATTAGAAAACGGCAGTAAGATACTTGCAGCTGCCACATCATCAAGTGCTATTCGAGGTGGTTCATTTAATATCATATTTTTAGATGAGTTTGCTTTCATACCTAATAATATATCTGAACAATTTTTTAGTTCAGTTTATCCTACTATTTCATCTGGTAAAAAATCTAAAGTGATGATTGTATCTACACCACATGGAATGAACATGTATTACAAATTATGGAATGACGCATTAAATAAAAACAATGATTATGTTCCTGTTGAAGTGCATTGGTCAGAGGTGCCAGGTAGAGATGATAAGTGGAAAGAAGAAACAATTAGAAATACAAGTGAGGCACAATTTGCTACCGAGTTTGAGTGTGAGTTTGTAGGATCAGTAGATACATTAATTAATCCTAGTAAGATAAGAATGTTATCACATCATACACCTATTGTATCAAACGAAGGCCTAGATATGTATGTTAGACCTGAAAAAGGTAAAGATTATGTAATCACGGTTGATGTAGCAAGAGGCACCGTTAGAGATTATTCTGCCTTTGTTG